CCGCCGCGCCTCATCCGGGTAACGAGTCACCCAGAACTCCATGATGTCCGCAACCCGCTGCCCGGCAGGCTGGCCCTTTGTCCACAGTTCCAGATTCGCAGGCCGGTTATCTGACCGGCGCCCGTTGCGGTGATGCACGTTCTCATCAGGCCACAGCGGGCGACCGGGTTTCTGCTCCATCACGAACCGGTGCTCCAGCATGTCCTGGCCATTGACCCGGACTCTCTTATAGCCGGATCCCGGACCGGTCCGGGCCTGCGATTCTGCGATGCCAGGCTCCCCGTGCCGGATGATCCGGGCATAGTGCATCTGGCAGTACCCGCGAGTCTGCACCGGCCGCTCACAGCCATCCACGGCACACTTGCCGCCGCGTTTCATCTGCGGCCGGATGGGGGGTGCCAGGTCAAGTCCCTTTAGCGAGCGCTTGTAATGCGCCCGGCACAGGCCACTTGTCTCCTGCTCGCGGTCACAGTTGCCAGCCGAGCATGGCGGCTTGCTCTCAGGCTGCAGTGAGCCCGCAGGCCCCGGGTCGCCATGAGCGCGGATACGCCACCGGTGCATCGAGCACCAGCCGCCCGACTCCGCCTGCCGTTCACAGCCTTCGACTGTGCACGTCTCCTGGCGTTCCCAGGACCGGGCCTCCAGGCTGCCCTTCGTGTACCACCGGGCGTAGTGGCGGCGGCACCAGCCGCGCGCCGCTACGTCCCGGCCGCATCCTTCGACTGCGCATACTCCAGAGCCTTGTTTCATACTCTGGAGTATAGCACACCCTTTATGCCCCCTTCATCACTCTGAAGGCATTCACAGTGCTAACCTGCGCGCCGAACCTCCAGAACATGAACCATCCTGCCTGACCCGAGGGGAGAATTCCACCCGCACCCTTCACAAGTGGTTCATATATCATCGAAACGCCCACGCGGTCGCAGATGATGTACTGGCCGAAGTCCCCGAAGATGGCCTCCAGGGACGTGGTCGCGACCGAGCCGGTCATGGTGGTCGACTCGTAGATGGGGGCGCCGAGGAGGGTCTCGGGCTGGCCCTTGCCGAGGTTGGTCCAGAAGCTGGAGCCGCCCGCGGTGTCGAGCTGGCGGATCTTGTTGATGATCGCGACGTTGGCGACCCACGCGGCACCGGGGGCGTTGCGGAACCGCGGGGGGAGCGCGGCCTGGACGGCGTACACGTCGCCGAGGGCGATCACGGTGGTGGTCGCGGTGGTGACGACGGTGGTCGCGGCGGGGACGACGCCCTGGGTGTTGGGCGGCGTGCCGCTGCCGGTGGCGAACTGGGACTCCTCGAGGCGGTCCTTCGCGTCAGCGAGGAGCGCGGGGAGCTGCTGCCCGAAGTCGGTGTCCTCGAGGATCTCGTAGGAGCCGTAGACCCAGGCGGTGCCCTTCTGCGGGGTGATGACGATGTTCGCCACGGTCGGCGACGCGTCGACGACGATCGTGGCCTCGGCGAGCATCGCCGCGTTGACGCCAGCGGAGTTCACGCCGTTCCACGTATTCGACGTGGTCTGCACAATCCGGCTGATTCTGCGCCAAGGGTTGGCAGAAGACGCGTTCGTGAGCACGATCGTCGGGTCCAGGACGAACGGGAGGAGGTACCCGCCGTTGGCCTGGGTGAGGGACAGCGCGGCACGCATGGAGTGCTGCTGCGGGTTGTCGAGGTAGGCGGCGAAGGCGTCCTGGTACTCCTGCGACCCGGTGAGCAGGATGTGCTGGGCGACCTTCGCCTGGCCCTTGAAGTTGTTCTGCGCCGTCCAGGTCGCGGTCTCCGCCCAGTCGTGCTGCAGGGCGCCGCGGTGGCTCATGAGCTCGATCGCGTCGAGGGCGCGGCCGCGGACCTCGGCGGGCTCGACGAGGCTGTGGCGGACGCGCTCGAGGTCGCGGAACGGGTCGCCGCCGGTCACGTTACGGGTGGCCAGGTCGGGGCTGCCGCGGCGGGCGAGCGCGCCGTGGCTGCCGTCCTCCGGGGTCTCCCGGTTCGCGGGGTCGGCGTGGGCGGCGCGGATGCGGTCCATGTCCTTCGCGCGCTTGCGCAGCGGCCCGGCGAGGACATCGAGGTCGTCGTGCTCCAGGATCAGCGATTCCTGCCAGGCGAGGTCATCAGCACCCGGCTCGGCAAGCTGGTCGATCTTGGGAAGCTCTTCATGCACGATGGCGCGCTGCCGCGCGTCCATGTCCTGCAGGGTGCGGTACTGGGCGCGGAGCGCGTTCTGCCGCTCGCGGGCGCCCTCGTCATCCGCGCCGGCGCCAGCCGGGCGGTCGATCACTTCGGTCACAGCTACCTCCGGTGCTGCCTCTGCAGGAAGGCCGACCTGTTGGCCTGGATCTCCTGCTTCACTGGCCGGCCGGAGTGCACGAGGCGGCTCCTCGGCGGCGGCTCCTCATCGGGGGGAGTGCCGGTCTCAGCCAGCGGCTCACCGGGAGTGCTGGCTGACAGCATGCTGAGCATGCGCATTGCAAGGTCAGGGTCGGCGGCCATCGCGCCGAGCAGCGAGTCGGCGCGCATCGCGGTGATGCCCGCGCCCGCGTAGATGGGGAACGGGGTGGGGCCGTACTCCATCAGCGTCGACTCCATGCGCCGCACGTGCGGCAGCTCACCGGTCCGCGTGTCGGGGCGGAACCCGTACCGGGGCACCGCCGGGCGGGAGCGCAGGAACGCGCCGGTGAAGCTGTAGCCGGGCAGCGAGCCCTCGCGGATCCGGTCGAGGATCTCGTCGCAGAACTCGCCGCGGTGGTAGCGGGTGACGGTCTTCAGCCCGCGGCTGTCCGCGGTGATCTCCAGCGGCACGCCGACCGGCATCGTGCCCCGCTCCGACGGGGTGCCGTGGATCGTGAGCCCGTGGTTGTAGAAGACACCCACCTTCCAGCCCCGGCGCGAGCCCTGCGGCGCGGCGTCGGAAATGGCCTTGCTGAATGCGGCCGGGTCGATCTCCTCCATGTAGCGGCCGTCCTGGTCTTTCACCTCGGCGGGGATGCCGAACACGGCGGCGTACGCCTCGACGGTGCGGCCGTCCCCGGAGGAGCGGACGTGGATGTCCTCGAGGGGGAAACTGCGGAAGTACGGCGCCAGCGACACGGCACGGCCGCTGCCCTCGCTGTCGCTGTCCCCGTCGGAGACGTCGATGCCGAACTTCTTGCACGCCGCCTTGATGCGGCCCTTCACCTCGGACAGGGTGACGCCGTTCAGCGGGTACACCGCCGCGTTCCTGGGCATGTTGATGTAGGCCCAGGCCGCGCGGGCGTGCTCCTCGGTGTCGACGGGGTACTTCCCGTTCTTCGGGTCGGCGTACGTGACGTCGCCGTACGGCTTCGCCGTCTTGGTGTCTGCCACGTTCCGGTCTCCTCAGATCTCGTGACCGTTGAGTTCCGCCATGCGCCGCGCGCTCGAGGGGCGCGGCGCGGGCCGGCTGTTGTCGCCGCCGTCGCCCGCCGAGGCGGGCTCGACTGCCAGCCGCCCCAGGGTCGGCGGCAGCGGGGAGGCCACCACTCCCGGCGGGGTCTGCGGGAGCATGTGCTGCACGTTCCCCCCCGGCGGCGGCGGCGGGAGTGCCGCCTCCTTCAGCTGCGACAGGTCCGCCGCGTCCACGGCCGCGACCGCCGACATCCGGTCATACCCGGCCTGCTGCAGCGCCAGCAGCGCCTGCGCCTTCACCAGCGCTGCCTGCCCCCGCTCAAGCTCCCCGTCCTGCAGCGCCGCGATATCGGAGGTGTCGAACCAGAGGCGGTTACCCGCGGGGACGTCGAGGAGCTGCTCCAGCGCCCCGCACACGGACCGCCACTGCGGCCGCGCGAACAGGTTCGCCAGCTTCTGCATGCTCTCCTGGTAACCCCGGCCCGCGCCCCGCAGCGGCTCGAGGCCCACCAGGACCCCGGGGACGGCCGCGTCGGCGAGGATGCGCTCCACCCCGACCGCGGACACGTTCGCGAAGTCCATCTGCTGCAGGTTCGACCCGATGATCGTCAGGTCGGCGCCCTGGTCGAGGACGAGGGTGCCGCCCGCGTTCTCCGGGCCCGCGTACCGGGCGCTGATGCGCTCGCGGAGGGCGTCGATGGTGCCCGGGTGGAGTTTCTGGGGGTAGCGGATCAAAACATTCGGGCTGGCATCATGCTGGAGGTGACGGATCTTGTACTGCGTCATCGCCGAGTCGCCGCTGATCTCCCGCGCCGCCGGCGTCAGCCAGCTCATGCCCCGGAAGTCGGCCTGCGGATCCGGCACCGGCGCCCAGTGGACGCATTCTGCGGCGGGGGCGAAGAAGCCGTCACGCTGGCCGGTGACACCCTTCGGCGGCTCGTGCCAGTAGCCGATCTTGCGCCGGTACCAGCCGCCGCCGCCGGCACGCATGATCTCGCTGACGATGGTCGTCCAGTCGGGGCGCAGGCGGACCAGCCGGTCCTCGCCGGGGGGATCCCAGATGTAGGCGTTCCCGGCGAGGGACACGTCCTGCTCCATCCGCGCCAGCAGCTCGCCGGTCGTGGTCTCCGGGCCGAACGGCTCCTCCAGCTTCGCCAGGGTCTCGTTCCCGAACAGGTGCTTGTCGTCCTTGGCCTGGTACTGGAAGCGCGCCTCGGAGAACAGGGACATCCGCACCAGGATCGCCGCGAACACGATCGACGAGGAGCCGTAGGCCTGCTGCGCGAAGGCGGCGAGCTGCGGCAGCACCTGCTCCCGGTCGGGGGAGCCGTAGGTGGTGGTCAGGACCGCGGCGCCGGAGGCCTGGCCCTCCCAGTAGCCCGCGCGCCGCGACAGCAGCCGGTCGACCAGCCTCACCGGCGCACCACGATCCAGCCAAGGCCATGGCAGAGGATGCACAGCCGCCCGTCTGTACTCGATGCTGACGGCTCGTAACGCGTGCCCCAGCAGTGCGGGCAGGTCTCAGTGGTCATGACGCGCGCCGCGCCCTGTCAATGATCCAGGCCCCCGGCCGGGCGAGCTCCTCTTCCCGCGCCGCCGGGGCGGTCCCGTCATCATGCAGCAGCGCCCACGCGCCCGCGCACAGGGACACGAAGATCAGGCACACCCCGAGAGCCCACACGCCGATCAGCGCGCCGCCGCCCAGGACCCCGGCCGCCGAGCAGGCCAGCAGGATGACAGGCACGCGCACGACGCCTCCCGTAGATTGACTGCATGTGCGATAAGCGGCAGGAACCGCCCAGGTCGTGGTGGTGGCGCTGTCCTGTATGCGGACTGCGCCACCTGATCGCGACATGCATGGACGACGCGCCTGCCAGGGATGCCTAGACGACCCAGACGCTCGGGGTCGACAGCCGCTCCCAGTTCACGAACGCCCAGACGGCGAACGTGGCCGCGACCAGCGGGCTCTGATCCACCGCTATGCGCCGCTCCCACGCCTGGGCACCGCTCAGCGGCCGCTGCTGCGCCGCGCGCACCGCGCTCGTGAGCGGCGGCTGATCGAGATGCGCGAGGCCGCCGTCATTCACGAGATCCAGGAAATCGCCGTGAGCGGTCGCGACCTCGATCGTTGACGGCTGCATCGCCAGCAGCCCCGCCTCCGCCAGCGACGACAGCAGCGTCCCCGCCTGCGACCGGCCGTCCACCACGATGGCCACCGGGTTATGCTTCTCCCACAACTGCGTGAGCCGGGCCACCGCACTCCGCGGGTGGTCGTAGAAGACGAGATCCACGACGACGCGGGCGCCATCTTTCTCACGCCCGGCCGCCACGATCGCGCACCGCTTCCGGTCCTCGCTGATCTCGCACCCGAACGCGACCTCGCCGCTCACAGCCGCGCACCGCTCGCGGAGCACGCGCCCCACGCGTCCTCGCTGATCACGTCCCACTGCCCCGCGTCGCTCACCGGGTAGTCACCGACGGACAGCCGCTCCCGCGTGAACGCATCAGGCCCGAGTGCGGTCATCTCCCGCTCCACGTACTCCGGCGAGATCCGTATCCCGAGGCCCGGGTTCGCCCGCGCCCAGTCCCCGCGGTCACCCGGGTCGTAGGCGTGCTCGTCCGCTGACCACTCCAGGAACGCCAGCGACGGGTCGGCGCCTGCCAGCCCCCGCGCCCGCACCCGGCCCAGCTGGTAGGAGTCCGGGTTCCCCGCCGTCGACGCATACCAGACCTGCGGGTCCGGCCTGGCGCTCAGCGTCGGCAGCAGCGCCGCCATCTCCTGGTCACCCAGCTTGTACGCCTCGTCGAGAATGACGAGATCGCTAGTGAAGCCACGGCCCGACCCCGACGAGCGGGCCACGAACCGCAGCCGCTTCCCGTCCTTCAGCTCAACAGCCTCAGCACCCGCCGCCGTCCGCACCCGCGACACCCGGCTGTCGAAATCCGGGTTGTCCTCGATCAGCGCCCGGATCCGCAGGAACGCCTCCGCCGCCGTCTTGAACTCATGCGCCGAGTGCAGGATCAGCCGCACCTGCGGGAACAGGAACAGCGCCGCCAGCTCCAGCGCCTCCAGGATGGTCCCCTTGCCGTTCTGCCGCGCCACGATCAGGCACACCTCGAACGCCGCCCACCGCGACCCGCGCCGCCGCAGCCCGGTCTCCAGGACCAGCCGCTGCCACGGGTCCAGGTCCAGCCCCGCGACCTCCGCCAGCGCCACCGCGTTGCGGCCCGACTCGTCCCGGTCGAACGGCGGCAGCGACAGAAGGCGCGGCTCCTGGTTACCCAGCAGCACGCCGCGCGGCGAGCTCGTCAGCGCGCAGGTCATCAATCCGCGTCCTCTCCGGCCGCTGCTCGGCCGCCTGACGCCGCAGGTCAATCAGGAGCTGCCGGAGCTGTCCCGCAGCGGCCGCAGCGGCTACCGCGCCGCGCGCCGTGTCGATCTGCCGCGCCAGCGACACCGCCAGCGCCGCCGAGGCGTCCGACTGCACTGAGCACTTCAGGCTCCGCAGCTCTGAGCGCACGGCCCGCTCAACACCGCCCTGCGGCTTCCGGTCGGTCACTACGCTCCCGGTATGGCGATCACCTATAACACGGACTGGCAGAAAGAAGGTGATGGCTGGCAGGCAGCCTGCCCTGACTGTCATCGCCGCGCCACCACGCAGGGCTGGTTCGCCCAGTGCAGCGATGACGACTGGTCAGTCTGCTACCGCAGCATTGAGCAGATACTCGCCCGGACAGGCCCTCCGCCAGTGCCGCAGAGCGAATGGCCCGACTGGGTCAGGAGCTTCCCCGGGTAGTCACAGAGCGCAACGCCGGTGTTTCGTAGCAGGGGGGGTGGCCCTGA